GACGTTTCGGTTGCGGTTTCATTGTACCCGTAATATTCCGGGTCGCTGTCCTCGGCATCGGTTTTGATGGGTCGCCCTTTGTTGGTTTTCTCTTTGGTGCGCATCTTTCCGGTTTTCGACGCTTCCCATGCCTCCCATGCTTGTTGCTCCATCTTATCCAATTTGCGCAATTCTTGTGTAACGTATTCGTCGATATTATCCAACCGTTCCCGTTTCCACTCAATAAGGCATTGTTGCAAATCGTAATAAACCATTTGAAAGGTTATTGTATAACCCATTCCACGCGCGGACAAATCCCGGTTCAATGCGTCCGCAATTTCCCGGTACGAATACCCACGCAAAAACAAATCGGAACAAAACCGAATGTCGTAAATTCGTTGTTCCTCGGAACGTTTATTATAGCCTAATGGCTTCTTTCTCTTTTTCATAGTCAAACCTCCTTTGCTGTCAAATCGTACTCCCATACATAGCCGCCCGCCGTTTTATATACTCCTTTACAACATCGGGTAATCGTTATATTTTTTATTCCCGTTTTTCTTTCCGCTTCCCTTATGGATTTATACCGGGCAATTTCGTTTCCGGCTTTTGAACGTTGTATTACAGCTTTAGCAATTTTATTATGTTTGCCGTTATATGTATTATTATACTGATTATCGCACCACTCCAAATTATTGGCATTATTATTAAACTTGTTTTCGTCCTTATGATTTATTTGTTTCCAATTATTTGGATTTGGAATAAATTCCATTGCAACTAATCTATGTACCATTAATGCAGTTAGTTTGCCGGACTTATATAACCTTACCTGCAAATAGCCCTTACCGCTTACTGTTGGCTTTAGCAACTTACTTTTTCCAGTTCTTCCATAATTGAGGCTTTTTACATTACCATAATTGGATATTTGGTAATTCTCAAAACCGGATATATCTTTCCAAACTTCCATATCTTTTTTTTGCAAAGATAATAAATGTTTTTCGTTTGCAAGTTATTTGCGGGGAATTTCCATTTTAAGAGGCTTTTGTTATTAACTCAATACTTTTATCGTCTTAATGGTTATCTTTCAACCACGGGGCAAATTTACGGCTTTTCCGGTGCATTGCCAAACGTTTGTACTCTCATGTATATAAACGGCAAAACCCCGGCTTTGTTTTCCGGGGCTTATTGCCTATTGTCCTATACCGTTTTCGTATCTCCCATTTGAGCAACGAAAATAATGTTGCGTTCCACGGGGGTTGGTGTATTCCGTTCCTCCTTTCATTTCCTTTATTGCCAAACATACCGGGGCGGGCTTTCCATTTACCGGAAATTCCGGGTTAAAATATCGACACGTTCCGCATATCTTTTCGGGGCGTCGATTATCCGGGGCGCATTCGGTCGGCATATTCGGAATTATATCCGGGCAATTATTTTTTGCTTTCATGCTTTTGCGCTTTGATAGTTACCCATTAACCCGGATATTATCCGGTCGGCGGTTGTGTGTCGCCATTCTCTTAATCTTTCATCCCAAATAAAGCAAATATTGGGATTAGCAAACATCATACATGGGTTTTTGCAATTATCTTTCATTGTTGCGCCCTCCTTTTCGGTTCTTTCGTTGGTTCTTTGCCCGGCGTTTGTTTCGGGGGTTCTTTTTCAAATCGACCCGTTGGATTTGTATTTCGGAACCGGGAAACATATCAGCAAAGAACGCCGCCATTGCTTCCACATCTTTTGGCACATCGAACGCCTCCGGTTTCTTGTACTCCCTTTTATGTTCTGGTTGCTTTTCCATTTTAACGGCGGGGCAAACGTCGATAAGCGGGCAACCCTTACAAGTGTTCACGGGCTTTGCTTTCTTTTCGCTTTCGCAAATCGCTTTATATTTCCGGTCGTCCGCCGTTCTAAATTCGTGGAAATCGTCCCGGTGTGCGCTTGCACGTGTGAACATTTCCATTGCTTCAACCGCAATGCGGGCTAAAATAAAATCCGGGGTATCATTAAACGCCTTTTCCATTGAATTACGGTTTACTACCTCGGCAATCTCGTTAATAAATTGTTCTCTGTTATTCATCGCTCTATTATTTTTTGGGTTTATATTCTTGGCAACGTAAATTCCCGCACCTTTGTTCAGATTTGAACGCCTCACAATAACCGTTCCCGTTTACGTCCTCATACATGAAATTGGAACAATCGCCGCAACCTTTGTTCGGTTCGTGCTGGTGTGTCCGTTTATAATTTGGGGCGGTTTGGCGTCCTTTTACTTTGTCGTATGCCATTTCCAACAAATCCCGTTGCGGTATGCCTAATATTGCGGCGGAATGAAATACGACGGCGTTAAGGTCTGCCAATTCATCAATTACGGCGTTCATGCGTCCGGGGTCGTCGAATGTCGGCATTGCGTGTTTTACCGCCTCTTTGTACTCGTTAAATTCTTCCTCCATTTTCCGGCAACGGGACGCAATATTTGTTCCGAACAACTCATTAAACAGATTGGCAATTTGAGCAACAACCGGACGGGCGGGTTGCTCCGTGTAATTCTCGGCGGGGGTTCCTTTGGGTTCAAATTCCCGTTTAAAATCCTTTTCCGGGCGGGCGGTAAATCGTCCGTTCAATTCCCGGATAATGTACCAACTTTCCGGCACGTCAACGAATATGCCGTTGCCATCGGGAAAAGAAAACATTGCTTTGCCGTCCGGGGTGCGGGGCGTTGTAACCGTTCCGCCTCCGGTAAACCTTAACACGGCGTCCACGTTGTCCCGGCGAAATTGGATTGCGTCAACCTCTAACAAGGTGCGACAATACCGGGTTCCCGCCGTGGCGTCCGGGTCGGTTAATCGGGTGCGCATTTCCTCCGGGTATTCCTCCGGGTCATACTTCATATAAACCGATTGCGTCCCGTCGGCATAAAAGAACTCAATAAAGCGGTCGCCCAATCGTCCCCGGATTGCCTGTTTTAACGCCTCAATCCTTTGCCCCTCGGCTTTATCGTTTCCCTCGCTTCCATTTTGCGCCCAACTCAAACGTATTGAAGTATCGGACGCCGTAACCTCAATTTCTTGTTTTGTTATGTCCTCAATCATTGCGCACATATCGCAATCGAACGGGCTTAATACTTGTTTATTCATCGCTCTAAAAATTTATTTGTTATTACTATCCGGGGCGGCTTCAATCTTAACCCCGGCAATTGTTCCGTTATAATTAAATTCTAATGTTTCAACCCCTTTAAATCCCCCGGCAATTCGTAACAACCGCCAATAAATTGTTTTCCGGTCGCTCCTATGGTATTTGTCGCATTTCCTACCTATTCCGGGGCAATCTTCCCTTTTGATTTTGCAGCGAACGCAACGTTGCATAAATATTGCGGGGTTGTTATTGGCTAATCGTGCATCCGCCGCCGTCCATATCTCGGCAATTAATACCATACCCCGGTAAACGCAACGTTCACCGGGGTTGTACTCTCTGTTTGGGTCGAACGGTTCGGGTTGCTTTACTCTCATTCTTTGCCCGCTTCGTTTACATAGTCAAACAATGCGTCCAAATCTTCCTTTGCGCCTTTTACGCAAATTCGCACCCTATCGCCGCCCGCTAATGCGGTTTCGACAATCTCGCAATTATACCGGGGGGCGTTTATCTGTATCATTGCCGCCGTGGTATTCGTTACAAACTCGTTTCTTTCTTCCATGCTCTCGGATTTTTGTAGTAAATAAAATGTTTCCGTTGGTTCGTTCTCGCTTTGGCACGCCCCCAACAAAAGCGTTGCCAAAGATAACAATAAAATCTTTGCTTTCATCGTTTTACCTTTCTTTTAATCCATATAAACCGTATGCCAATGCCGACAAACAATATTTTTGCCTCAATGTCAACGTAACGGTCGTAACCGTTGACCGCATCCACAGACACGCCGGGAATAATAAACCAACTCTTATATTTCCAATATTCCCGGACGTAAACAGATACGCCAACCCGTCCGATATGAAACCCAATTTGCGCCGTATGTACGTCGCCATTGTTGCGGATAATTCCAACCTGTTTTTTACTCATATCTCCAAATATATTTTTTATAATGTTTTAAACGTCCCTTACAGCAACTAATAATATTTCCATGATTAAAACCGCATCTTTGCGCATCATGTATGCAATCCCATTTCTTTATAAAATTACCCTCTAAATCATATTGATAAACGGGTTTTGCATTGTGATTATCTTTTCCGGTTTTCTTAAACCATGTATTTACTTTCTTCATGGTTTCACGTTTATTATTAATTGCTTTTTGATAATTCAAATTTTGCTTTCTCGTACACCAACGTAAATTAGTTGCATCGTTATTGGCTCGGTTGCCGTCGATATGGTCTATTTCCGGCAAATTGTCCGGGTTAGGAATGAAAGCCGCCGCAACTAATCTATGAACGAAATATGTTTTGTTTTTACCATTATCTGATAGTATTACCCGCATATATCCGTTTTTACTAATAGATTGCTTTCGTATCGCACTTTTACCCGTTCCCCGATAATTTACAGACTTTATATTACCTTTGTCTGAAACTTCATAATTAGCGTTTATAAACTTCCAATTTTCCATCTTTTTTTTTGCAAAGATAATATTAAACCATAATACAACAAACTAATACGTTTCTTTTATTTTATTGTATGCCTCTTTATCCAATACCATAACTTTAGGATATTCGACAATACAACCTTTTGTATATACGAGATTATAGATACCCAATTGCCCCTTAATTGGAGACTCAACAACCCGCCGGGGGTTCCGCATCAGCCAACCGAACCCCTTTGTAATGGATTTACGTTTTTCGGGCGGTATGCGGGTATTTTTCCAATCTTCCGGGGTAAATTCGGCGACGGGCTTAACGTCGTACAATTCAACCAACCCCAACGTTACCCCGCTTTCATATCCGGCAATTACCGGATTAGCGGACGAACAAACCATTAAATCGCCCCGGTACGATGTGTTTTTGCTTCGTACCTCAATACATTTTTCGCCGTAAACAATCCCGTTGTCCTCATACGCCGCCGTTACCAACTGCGTTGCATACGGGTTTTTAACGGTTAATGCACGCCAACGGTCGTGCAATTTCGGCTTATAATCTTTGTTATTATACTGCATAATCATTTTTATTATCGGGTTCGTCCTCGTTTTCGTCGTTTGGTTCCGGGTAATGGATAAATCCAATTTGCCGGACGCTTGGAATTGGTTCGTAAATGATAACGGCAACATCGCCGTCCGTCCTTACGCCAACTAATCGACAATCGGCGGTAATTTCAACCCTTATTTCATTTCTTTTCATTGAACAAATCCCAATTTGCCGGGACACAATAACCGGGCAATGTTTCCCGGTCAATCCCGGACGCTCTTACAAAACTATCTTTCCAATATATCCGGGGTGTTTTGTCCGGGTGCGCCTCCCAATAGTCGAACACGTCGTTGTAAAACGTCAATGTTTCCCGCTTTGTATATCTGCAACCGCTTTGTAATCCTATCTTAAACAAGTCAACAAAGGGGTACGACAAAGCAATTACAGAAAATGCCCGGTCAAACATTCCCACGGGGATTGGTTCAACGCTTGCAAAGGTACGGAACCCGTGGCGTTTTGCCCGTGCCAATGCGTTTATACGCATCCGGTTTGGGCTTGCTTTTGGCTCTAATTCGTCGCACCCGGTCAACGTGGAACCAATGGCAATGCGGGATTTATCCCAACCCTCGGACGCCTCGGCAAAGTCGATTAAAACATTGATACCCTCGGCGCATTTGCTCAACACTTTAACCGGGACGCCGTGGCGTTGACAAACGCCGATTGCTTGGCGGGTCAACCTTTGCGTTTCCGGCAATAACGGGTCGGTCGTAAACGAAAAGAATAACCCGGTTTTTTGCAATTCGCCCTTATGCTTCAACAACTCATTCGTAAATATATCCAATGCGTATGGATATTCCCGTAATGCCTTTTTCAATTCCGGGGTATTGCCGCCCAACACTTTTGCGCCCCGCCCTTTGCGCAAATAACAATACGTGCATCCGTTGGAACAACCAACGTAAAAGTTGGCGGCGTTCTCGGCATATTCTCCGGCTTTTCCCTTTGGGCTGTAAATAACCCGTCCGTTTATCGCTCCCATACTAAAACAGATTAAAACGGTAAATCGTCGGTTCCGTCGGGGGCGGGTGCATCCGGCACGGGCGGCGGCGGGGCTTGCGTTCCGGCTCCGGTTCCTTTTGGCGTCAACATTTCCATATCGGTTGCGACAATCTCGGTAATATACCGTTTCACGCCTTGCGCATCGTCATAACTCCGGGTTCTTAATTCCCCCTCAATATAAAGTTTATCGCCCTTTTTGACGTATTGATTGGCAACTTTAGCTAACCCATTTTGCAATACAATGTTGTGCCACTCGGTACGCTCCGGTATTTCCCGCCCGTCCTTTGTCGTAAACCCTCGTTTCGTTGTTGCTAACGAAAAGGTCGCAACACAACCGCCGTTATCAAACTCTTTAAAATCCGGGGCTTTGCCCGTATTTCCCAATAATGTAACCTTGTTTACACTCATAATTATTTGAATTTAATTCCGTCTAACAAATACAATTTCTTATTATCAGACCAACCCGCTGCCATATTTAAGGCTTTCCGGTCGTCATCGTGTACAAACTCGCAATACCACGAATTGCCGCCAACGTTCGCTTTTTCTTTCAGTCGTACCAATTTACCGACAATGTACCGGGCAAACTTGGCGTACCCGCTAACCTCGGATATATGGATAATGCGACGTTCGGCATTTATTTTTGGCAATTCTTCGATTTGCGGGCATTTTTCCTCGGCGGGGTATCTTTGTACCCTCTGAAAGTCTTTTTTGATTGACGACCGGGAAATTGCCCCGTAATCGGGTTGCCTCTTTTTGGTTCTCATACTTCTTTGTAATTTGGGTTTAATTGTCCCATTTTAGACAATGCAACCCGTTTTCGGGTTATTGGATTATTGGAATTTTGTTTGCGGGTACTCCAACGTAAATTAGTCGCATCGTTATTGGCTCGGTTGCCGTCGATATGGTCTATTTCCGGCAAATTATCCGGGTTAGGAATGAAAGCCGCCGCAACTAATCTATGTAATCGAAACGTTTTGCGTTTTTGATTAATACAGAGTACAACGCCCTTGTATCCCTCTTTATCCGTATGCGGTTTCAATATTCGCCCTTTTATTTTGTGGCAATTCTGTAACCGTCCATTTACAACCATATCTTTAGAACGAACCCGCCCGTAATTGCTAACCTCGTAACGTTGGTTATAACCGTCTATCTCTTTCCAAACTTCCATACTCATTTTTAATTAACTCTATTATTTTCACATTTCCGGGATAAATACGCATTTTGGTTTTATTACCGTTTTCCCATTCGCTATGATGTTCAAAGCAAAGTATATTTATATTCCTTGCATCGTGCGCCGCTTCCGGGAATGCGCCACGGGTTAATATATGCGAACAATAAACGGCGGAATAATTCCGTAACGGCTTTAAACATTCCTCGCATCGGTGCGGTTTATGTTCCCAAACCCAACGGAAAAAGCGTTCATTTGCCGCCATTATATTTGCACCCCGTCCCGTAATACAATGCCCGAACAATTCCCGTTGTATCTCAACCCTCAAACGAATATCCATTTTAAAGTTACGAATATCAATCAGGGGATTATACCCCCGATTGATACAATATTGGTATTCGTCCCGGTCTGTTAGCAAATACGGTTCCATTGCCTTACATATCCCCGGTTTCGTCGTTTTCCTCGTTTTCGTCCGCCGGGTCGTCAACGTTCGGGAACAATCCGTTGCCCTCTATCTTTTCGGCATTCAATCCGGGTACGGGTTCGCCATCAGCCCCGAACAACTCCAATTGCGCCTTTTTGCCCTTGAAAAGAAAGGCGTAAACCTCGGTTTCAATGTCGGCGGCAATTTCTTCTAATTCTTCCTCAAACCCGAACGTTTCCGTATTGAATTTAAGGCGGGGCGAATTGATTGCGGTTTTCTGATTGTTAGACACGGTAAACAATCCGGTTAAAACAACCCCTACGTTATCGTCTTGACCGGAAAAGGACACGCCCCGAACCTCTATGTTTTTCAACATTTCGTCGGCAAAATCCCGTGATAACTCGCTTTGCTTTTTAGTCGCCTTAAAATCGGACGTTTCAACCATTGAAAGAAAGGACGTAATATTAAATATCCGTCCCATGACTGGGCGCAAACGGTCGAAACAATCCCGCAAATCCGGGTGTATGTCCTTTGCACTTTCGACGTGGTATTTGTTCGTGTAACTCTCATTACCGATTGTTTCGGTAACTTCATAATGTACGTCTAACCCGCCGTCCTTTAATGTCTTGACTTTCGACAATGCAAACGCCTTTTCGCTTGGTATCAACATAACGTTTGCGGCTTTTTTTTCTTCGCTCATATTGTAATATTATTTGTTGCCGGGAACCCGCCCGGCACGGTTTTAATCAAAATTCGTTTTCGTCCAACAATTCCCGTGTCTTACTATTCGACGGAACCGCCGGGCGTTCCGGTTCCGGGATTGGTTCCGGGGCGGGTTCCCCGGTTCCGATTGGTTCCGTTACCGGGTTGGGGTCGTTGAACTCAATATTGCGCCCGCTTTTGGACTTTTCCGGCTCCGGGTTCAACTTTAATTGTTCCGCCGGGTATTCCTTTTGCGCCAACTCAATAATCCCTAATTCGACCAACGCCGGGACGCAACGACGCAACGCCCGTATGTCCTCTAATGCGTCATGCGCCGGGAATGTTTCGCCGGGGAACAACTTACTATATAATTCCTCTAATTTCGGATATTTACCCGGACGACCATTTGCGTACAATGCGCCGACAAATTTAATTGTTTTCATCATTGTATCAATGCGTTTTGCCTTATGCAATGCGTTTTCAACGTGTGCGTCGTAATATTCCCGTCCACAATACCGCAAAACATTTGCTTTCAACATTGAACTATCAAAGTAAATATTGTGCGCACATACAAGCGGGGCGGCGTTGGCATCGGCTAAAAATTCGTCCACAACCTCGGCAAATGGTACGCCCTCGGCAATCGCCCGTTCGGTTGTTATGCCATGTATTGCGGTCGTTTCCGGCGGTATCTCGTAATTATCCGGTTGGATAATATAACTTTTCTCTTTATCGCCAACCGACCACGCCAATTGCACAACATACGGGAATTGCTCAAAATCCGCATCCCATTTCAAACCCTTTGCCGGAACCCCGGTTGTTTCACAATCAAAGAAACAAATGTCTTTCAAATCAAATTTTCGCATAACCTTATAAATTTTCAAATTGTTGTTTTAACTCGTTTAATTCTTTCTCAATTCGGGCAATTGTTAGGGCTTTCAAAACCTCAAAATCAATATACTTTGTTTCTATCTTATCCAATTGCCGCATATCTTTAGGGTCGTAAAGATTGGTACATCTATGTGAAAACCTTTCGGCGGTTTTCCATCCTAACAACTGTACCTCTAATTCTTCAATTTGTTCGGCTAACTTTACGCCGTTCTGTAATTGCTCATTTGTCATACTCTCGGTTATTAATTTATTTATTACTCGTTTTCATTGCGGTATTTATCCCGCTTTTTCTCTACTTCTAAAACATCCCGGTTTTCGTTGATATAACGTTGAACGGCGGGATTACAAAACGGTTGCCCGTCTAACCAAAGCAAATGCCAATAAGGTACATTTTCCATCGGTTGCCCTTTAAATTTGCCTTGCGGCATTGGGGATTTATCATTTAATTCCATTATCAAAATCTAATTGTTCGCCCTCGGAATACCGGGGCAATTGTTCCACATAATTTGCTTTTGTTCTCCACACCATACGGCAACGCAAACACGTTATTTCGCTGTAATCGCTTCGGGTGTACCGCCAACCGTTAAAAGCCGAATGATTGCATTTGTATTGCAATATGCGCCATTTGCGACGGTTGGCGGGTTTCTTTCTTTCACTACATTTGCAAGCAGGCATAATTACAAGGTTTTAGGGTCGTCTATAAACGTGTTATATTCCTCGGCGGCAATCTGTTTGAGCGTTTCGATATGCTCTATTAATTCAGCGTTCGACAACTCCGACACATTGCGCAACTCGTGGGTATATTGCCCTGTTTCCTCGTTGACCCTTTCCACATACATAATCGGGGAAAATTCTCTCAAACGTCGCTCGGTTTGTTCTTCTGTCAGCCGTTCGCCTGCTTCCCAAATTGCGTGCCGGAATGTTGGTACAACGTAATTATAATAATACCCTTTCAAAGCCTCGGACGAACCGGGGGACGCAACAATAAACCGGGCAATAATGCGGGAACCTTTCCAACCCTTGAAAAACTCGTTTAATTCCCCCATATACATTGCCAACCCGCCGTTATTGTTTATTGTTCCCGTCGCTGTTATTTCTCGCTTTTTCATCGGCTATTAATTTTTGCATTGTCTTATTAAACGCTGTCATTCCGATTATATGGATAACGTCCCGTTCCGCCCGTGATAACTTCGTTTCCCGCTTATCCAATACTTTTGCAAATGCAACAACAAATTCGCCCGGCTCCAACAATCCGGCATTGTGCAACCCGTCGATTGGGTGCGCTTTCAAACGCTCGGTTGCTTTCAATGCTTTGCGGGCTTTTTCCCGACTTTCCCATATTTCCCGAACCTCGGCGGCGGCGTTGTCATAAAACAACCGCATTTTCAGAACGTCGGCAATTGACAAATCAGCCACGGCGGTTGGTTGCTCTTTTTCCGGCTCCGGTTCCGTCGTAACGGGTGCAACCTTACCGTTATTCACTCCATAACCGAACAACGCAAAATCCCCCTTTGTTGGGTCGTCCGGGAATATCTCGGCGAAACGGTCGGTTATCTCAATGGCTGTTTGCAAATCCGGCGTCCGACGTTTTACAAGCCCCAACCGCAATGCCTGTTTATGTACGTGGGTATCTAATGGAATGATTAAATTACGGGGGTCGCAAATCGTCCACAATCCAAAGTCAACCGGGGAACCGTGGCGGCACATCCAACGCAAAAACATACATAAGCGTTTGCAACCGCTTTTCGTTTCCATATCCGGCACGCCCTTAACATCGCCGAAAAGACGTTGCAATTGTTCCAACGGACGCCCGCCCGGTTGCGCTTGCAATGCCTTTTCCATGTTCTCAAACTTACTATATACGTCAAACAAGCGGGCGCAAAGGTCGTGGAAATCGGCGTATGTAAACGTTCTATAAAAATTCTCTTTACTGCCTTTGTATTGCTTCCATTCCGGGGCGGCTCCCTGCGTATCGGTTCCAACAATGTAATGATACGGCGCACCCTTGAAAATTTCCCGGTCGATAAAATCCGCCTTTGGGATTATCTGTTTGCGGGAACCCCACGCAATCCACGCCGTAACAAATGCGCTAATCTCAATATTTATCCGGCTATCGTAACGGTGCGGGATTTGCACCGGGTCGGATTGGATAAACTCGGCGGTTTCGTATTGTTCCGCCCAACGTTTCAAATTATCGTTCAATGTATATGCCATTGTTTTAGATTTTAGGGGGACGGAAAGCCCGCCCCCGGTTATTATTAGTTTTCCGTGTATTCCTCAACTACTAAATCGGTTTGTCCCCGCTTTACTTCCTCTATAAAGCCTTGAAAACCGTTTGCCTTTGCAATGTCTATAATCGCCTGCAAACGCTTTTCGCCTAAACTTTCGCCCCTCGCAATGCGGAACACCTTAACCGTCGGATTGCTTGCGATAATCAGTTTGGCGGCAACCTCCATAATTTGACTATCTGACACTTTCCCGGCAACGAACGGCACGCCGTTTAATTCTAACCCGTCGTCCGTGAACGAAAGCCCGGCAATCGGCAATTTGGATGTTGCAATAAGTGTTTCCCGTTCCTTTGCCAATGCGCCTAATTTGTCCTCAAACGTGCGGGCGGTTTTCTCGGCGGCTTCCTTTTGTTTCTTCTTTGCCATATAATCCACAACCAACGCATTGATACGGTTGTGTTCCTCGGCTTTTTTCAGTTGTTCCGCCGTGTCTAATTGTTCCGGGTTATTGGCTTCGTATTCCTCTAACCATTTGTCGGCATTCGCTTTGCGTTTCTCAAAATCGGCTTTTTCCGCCTCAATGGTTGCCAATGTTTCCTTTAATTCGGCATCAACGTTTTTACGGGACGTTTTCGCCTCTTTTTTGGCGTCCTCTAACCGTTTTTGCGCCTCGGCGATAATGCGGGCAACCTCTTTTTCCTCATTCGCTAAATTGGTATCAATAACCGCAACGGCTTTGTCGTGGTTATCGTTGGCGGCTTTAATACGTCCGGGGATTGCCGCCAATTGTTCAACCCTTTGTTGCCGGGTTTGGCGTACCGTTTTCGCTTTCTCAATCAACCGGGCATTCTCGTTTTGCTCTTCCATCAACGCCGTAATATCCTTTTTTTCGGCATACGTTTTGACGTCGCCGGGTTTCAATTGCTTTTCAGCGTTGGCGCAAATGGTTGTGTACGTCTTAACCTCGGCGTTGGCGTCCTTTCGTTTATCCTTAACGGTCGTAACCTCGGCGTCAATTTCTGCAATCCGGGTGCGCACCTTTTCCGGCAACAAAGCCTTTACAACCTCAATTTGTTTGCGGCGTCCCTCGGCGGTTTCACTCCAACGGGAAAACTCCACGGCGTCAAAATCTTGGTAGCCGAAAATCTTTTGCAGCATTGAAACGTTATCCGAACGCATCCCGGTTGTTTGGGATTTAATGGATAACGTCCCCCGTGGGTTGGCTTTGGTAAACTTTAATTCGACCTCGTAATTTTCGCCGTCGTTACCTACAACCATTTTTGCAAATCCTTTGTCCTCGCCATTTTTCAACACAGCGTCCCGGTTCCCGGTCAACATTGCGCCGATTGCTTTTAAAAGGGTTGATTTGCCTAACTCATTGTCCCCGGTAATGAAATATACATTACCCTCAAAATCTGCGTTGAACTCTTTGATAACTTGAAAATTCAACAATTCCAATTTCTTAATATACATCGCTCTTTAAATTTATTTATTTCCCGGAAATCGCCGGGTCGTTATGTTCCCATTTATAACCGTTGTATGTTTTTCTTTTCCCGTTACATACCTGTAATATTACATACTTTTGCCAAGGAAAAACACACGCATCTAAAATATTATCAAAACATACAATATTACCTAATTTATCAATACGTTTAACGGGATATAATTTTGATACACGTTTAACGTTCTCAAATTTTAGGTTCTCGCCAATAGTACACCAACGTAAATTATTAACATGATTATTTAATTTATTCCCGTCGATATGGTCAACACATGGTTTATTGTCCGGGTTGGGAATGAACGCCAAAGCAACCAATCTATGAACCCGCATAACTTTTAAACCATTGATTTTTAATTTTACAGTCATATAGCCACCGTTCAAATAAGGCTTTATTTCCTTATCATTTTGCGTTATATTGCCATTTTCAGCAACGTAACAATCATATTCTATTAAGTATTTACCTTTTTTCATGCCGCAAATATATGTAAAATAATGGATATACCAAAACTTTTATTTTTTATTTTCGGCTATTTTTTTATTTTCCGCAATAATCGCCCCAAAATAACGCATTTACCCACGCCGTCAAACTCAACTAACATATTGCCGTTGCGCCCTCTTATACATTTGCCATCGGCACGACGAACCGCCCGGCACGGCATACGTCGCAATTCCGGGCGGGTCAATCGGTCGCCTAAATAGATATAATCCATTTCGTCCATATCAAAACAATTTCATTTGTGTATCGGTCAATACAGCAACGACCGCATCAACTTTGCATTCCCAACTTTCCAACGTTGCCAATTTTTCCGGGGTTGGGTTCCGTTGGCAACGTCGTTGGTTGTGCCGCATCTGTTTTACCATTTCCGCCAAATCTTTTGCCGTTATTTTTTCGGGATTTTCGATTTGCGGGGCTTTTGTTTCGTCTGCCATATAAGCAACCATTTGAATAATTAAACGTCCCTACGGGCTTAAAATAAACGGTTGTGCATTTGTTGGGGCAAATTTTCCAAAACCCAACGGGGGTTGTTTTGTAAAATGAACCGTCCAAAGTGCATTATTAACGTTGCGTCCGCATTCCACAACGCCGGGGTAATTTCCGGGTATAATTTCCCGGCAATATCCCGGAACCGTCGTTTGCGGTCTGCCTTTTCCTCCTTTTTCCCTTTTACTTTGATACGCAATTTAAGGTCGTTTTGCCACTTCATAGCATTAACCAAAACAAATGGTATTTCGGCGACGGTTATAATGGCTTTCAAATGCTCAAAGTTTTGCAACATCTTTTGAATGCGGTACAATTTACCCATATTTGCCCCGGCATCCCCAACCGTTACGTCGTCCGGGCGAACGCTCAATTTTTCCAAAAAGACAATCGGCGTGCAAATCTCTTTGTAATAGTTGAGAAAATCCCGTATCTCGTTAATGTCTTTAGGCATCTTAATTGCCGTTGCGTTGTGGTTGGGTCGCCAAACCACAATACCCCCATTGCTTCCGGGGTCTATGCCTATAATGCAATTTATTTTCATAACATCTTTTTTATTTGTTCAATCTTAATCAATCGTTCGTCATACGCTTGCTTTGCAGTTATAAAACCGCTCTTTCTGTATCGTATTCCGTCGATTTGAATTTCATAATTATATTTCCCGGTTTGTTTATGCCGGGTTACTCCCTTATATCCGGTTGTGTTATCTCGGCGTATTCGCCTATTTCTATTATTTTCCGAATGAGTAACAAAACGGCAATTTTCCGGGCTATATATCCCGTCGTTATCTATCCGGTCAATTTCTAAACCGGGGTTATATCCATTTTCTAAAGCCCAATTTTTGAAGGCATCAAAACAAAACCATTCTTTGCAAATAGTTATTCCACGACCTCCATAATTGTTATAATCCTTTCTTTTAGGATTATAACAACGGGCTTTTATACTTTCCCAAAGTCGGTACAACTTTGTCGCTGAAACTCTTTTTTTCATTTTTCAAACCTTAAATAATGATAGATATAAATTTCGTCCTTAATCATTCGGTCAAACGTCCGTTTAATTTCTTTGCGCCGGGCAACCTCAAAGGCTGTATAATCAATTTCCGGGCTTTGGGTTCCTTGTTTCCGAACGTGGTAAACGGTAAATTCATTAACGAACCCACGGGCGGCACGTGCCAAAAATCGGTTATACGCTTCTTTCCGGTCGTCCTCGGTTTCTTTCACTTCATCCGCTAACCCAACGCCCAACAACCAATTATAAACAAACATTTCGTCGGTTAATCCAAACACTAAACGCCCGGTATATTTATAGCGCATAAAACACATTAAACAAGTCATAACCGATTGATTGCGATAATACCGGATTTGCTCCGGGCTTAACTCCTTTTTCGGTTCCGGCAACGCTGTATATGCTTTGCCGATAACTTGGTTTTGTTTCCGGCAATATGCGTTCAATACCTTTGCGAAATAATCGGCGTTGAATTGTTGGTAATGTTTCCGTTCGGCGTTGCCGTCCCTATCCTTTGGCAAATAGTCGTCTAATTCCCCGGTAATCAGCAATTCAAACGCTAATTTAACCTCGGATAATGTTAATTGCGAATAATAGCGTTTGAGCAAATCCAACAACCGGGTACAAATATACGTCCAATCGTCCCGGTTTTCCGTGGGAATGATAAACCCCACGTCCATTGCGATAAACCGGAACATTTGCCCGGCTTTGGCAATCAACGTTTCGTCGTCAATCTCGGCAATCTGTTTTTTTGTGGACGCCACGAAAATATACTTTTCAACCGGGGTTAATGCTTTGGCAACCTCCGGTAACTCAACCATCGCCCGGCGAACGTCAATTGCTTTTGCCGTTCCGCTATAAAGCAAAACGGCGGCGGATTGTCGTTTTTCGGGCAACGTTTGTGGCAATCTGTTTGTCTTTTCGGGTAATGCTTCCATGTTAATAATCATCTTTCAAATACTCAATAGCCCCGGCAACGTTCAATCTTTGCGTTGGGGCTTTGTATTCGGGTTTCAAATGCAACTTTTTCTTTTCGACGTCCCCCCGTATGAAATTGCGGACGGTCGCCAACCAACCGTTTTTAGTTCGCTTCATATTCTTTTGGTCGCTCCAATCGCTAACCGAATGAAAGTAATAAACCAAATCGACCTTTTCAAATTCCGGGGTCGCAAACTTACTTTCAAACTCTGAATAATCCACGCCAACGCCGTTTTCAAATTTAACCATTTTGTAAACGGCGGAATTGCGGAACAACGTTTTTTTCTCTTTTGGTTCCTCAACCTTTATTTCTTCATCCGGGAATAATACGGGGTTATTTACCCCGGTATTATCACTATCAAAAGAGTTATTAATATCATCTATCTTTATTGTGTCGGATTTTCCAACCACGGGGGTTGGATTTTCCAACCGGGGGGTAGTTTGATTTTCCAACCGGGGGGTAGTTGGATTTTCCAACCACTCCAAAGCAACCCAATAATTAGACGTATATTCACAATAACGCACCTTGTTTTTTTCGTACTCAAATTTATTAATATATTGTTTATCAACTAATTGTTTGAGTAACTTAATAACCGTGCTTTTATCTAATCCCGTCCATTCGATAAGATACCGCAATGAACCCTTAAAACGGCTTTCGCCGTCTTGACTAAAACCATGTATTAAAGCGAAAACCAACAATTCGTTACCTTTCAATTTAAGTTTCGTAATCATTGGGGCTAATATGGTTATAAAATTGCTATCCCGTATTGTCATATCTCCGTAAAATAAACATTAATATTATCGGTTCTTTTATCAGCCTTGCAAACAATACGTTTACAACTTCCGGGGTATTGATTGAAAAAACAATCTTTGCAATCATGCCAAAATTCGGCAATCATACATTTAACCGGAATATTATTAACCCGGATAACCGTTTCAACGGGTATTTCAATTTGTTTAATTGTTGCCATCGTGTCCGCCCTCCAATTCTTTAACGGGTTCCCATGCTTTACGCACTTTCAAAACATTGTCGGCACTCTCATTGGGAACCAACGACACAACGGGAAAACGGGAACGGTCGCCCGGTTTTTGCGTCGTGGCAAATTGTACATTCAAATCAAAGATAATGCCTTTGCAAAATCCCCGTTCCGCTAACATACCGTCGAACGTTTCCCGAATTTGCGGGATTGTGGACGCCGTACCCTTTGTTGCGAATTGCCAAACCCCGGCAACCCCACGAACCAAAGGAACAATAAAGTTTAGCGTTAATGTAACCTCCCAACCGTCGCAATCCGGTTGGCGGCTCTTTTTATTCGGGTAACGCTTCGTTATTGACTGCATTAAATTTGGGTACTTTTCCGTTGTCAACGTTTCGTATTTCTTTCCGTCCCATACTTGGAACGTGTCGCCATCGCCCGCCGCAATCAATCGCCCGTCGTCGTCCCGGTATTCGTAACGTTCGTTACATACTTTTGCCGGGTCGTCGTCCGGGAAAACAATTTGTATTGTTTGCGGCTTTTCGCCGTATGCTTGCGTAAATAATCCGGCATACTTTCCCGTTGGTATGAAGTAATCAACGCTTTGCGGATAACCGTTTGCGTTTTTAATACCGATTTTTATTTGACCGACACGGGGCAAAATCAAACGGGATTGTTGCGCCTCCGGTCGTTTTATTCTTCCTTTCATATCTCAATCAAATTTCGGGGTCGTCGTTCAACATCTTTTTCCTACTCTCATTTTTGGGCTTTTTAGGCTCGTTTGCGGGCTTTACTTTCTTTTCCGTGGTATTACCCCGCTTTGCGGTCGTTTTGCCCGTGGCGGCTTTCTTTTCCGCCTCCTTTGCCTTTTTGGGCGCACGTTTAACAATGGTTGTTTTCTTTGGCTCCTTTTCCGGTTCCGGTGCATCCGCCTTGACTTTCTCGGCGGCGTCCGTGTTTTCGTCCGGGGTCGCCTCCTTTGGGGCTTTCGTTTTAATCAATTCCGCCAACGATAAGGATATTACGTTTTGCGTTAAATCCGGGGCATTGTCTAACAATACCATACCATTAACCGACGTAAACGTATTATCTTTCTTTTCGTCCTCAATAGCCGCAATTTCCAATAGATACGGGATTTTCCGTATATTGGGGCTATCCGTTTGTTCTTTCAGATTGTACGACGGACGTTTGCGCCAATCTTTCGGGCTGAAATTGAAAATACGGGTAACGGGAAATTGTTCAAAATTGACGTTCCACATATCCCGGTACATCCCTAATTGTATTTCGCTTTCCTCGTAAAATCCTTTGCGTCCGCTCTTAAAATCGACGATTGCGTTAATACGTTCGTCGCCGCCTATCTTTGCCAACATGGTACACGGGCAATCAATCATTCCGGCATACTTGTAATATGGATGCACTAAAGCAATTTCAACCGCCAACGGGCGCACGTCGTAATCTAATACGAATTGAGCAAACGCCAATACGTCCTTTTTCAAATCGTCGGCATAATATATAAAATCGTCCGGCAATCGGTAAACCTCAATATATTCTTTTAGTTTGCCTTTTAACCCGTCCAAATCATAAGCCCGGTTAATTAATAATTCCTCAAATGCGGCGTGCATGAATGTACCATACGCCGCCCGTTCGCCTTTGTATCGTTCCGCTTCCTCAATTCCTTTGCTTGCAATCCATTGTATCAAATGCGGGGCTTTTGGCAACGTTTGGGATAATATCGTTGTAACCGACGGGAAAAACTCCGGGTTCCCGTTGTCGTCGTATCGGTAATAATAGCGATGTCCCTTACTATTCAATTGCCAAACCTTGTACGGGGGTTCAATCAATGTTTTTTCATCAAAAAACATTGCCGTCATTTCCTCAACCGTCATGCCCGGCAATATTTCAAATATTCCGGTTGGTTGTTCAACCTCGACCGCTTCAAACGGTGGGATTATTTGTTGTTCCTCGGTAATTTCCGGAAATTGGTCGGCGGGAACGGCTCCCAAACTTTCAACCGTCTTTTGTACCGGGTTTTCCGGTTTCTTTTTGTTCGCTCTCATTTTCTACTCTTTTTTAATTCTGAAAATCCACATAATACCATTGCGGCACACAGACCCGCAAACATCAATTGCCACGGGTTCCAAAATGCGCCAATCAGACAAACAACGCCCAACGTCCCAAATGTCGCAATAATCGCTTTCGCTTGGAACCTATCGGAAAACATAACGTCCGCCATGCGTTCAAACCATTGTAACCCGTTATTCTTCATAACCAAACAAATAATTAGGGGTACAATTACACATTTCGCAAATGATAACGACCCATTCCGGGCGTATCTGTTTAGTCGTTCCGTTACATAAGTTAGTCATATTAACTTGTTGTGCGCTTTCGGTGCGTCCCTCCCATAACCGGGCGGCAACCTCTTTTTTATAAACTTTAATTCCGGCGGTTTGCGCCCGTGCGATTGCCTCGTTTACTCTTAATTTCGTCATTTCTGCCATTTCTTTAGTCTTTTATTGTTAATAACTCGGTTCGTTGCTCTCTTTGTGTCCGCAATGCGTACACGTCATTTCCTCCCAAATTGCGGTATATTCCGGCGGGGTCAAATATCCGTCGCCTCCGGTCTGTTTATATTCCCCGTCGGTAACTTCCATTTCGCCGCCGCATTCCGGGCAATCGTCGTTACCCATTAAATCCAAATCCGGGACAATGAAATATACCCGTTTCAGATACACGCCCAACGCCTCGGAAATAGCCGCATAACAATTGGCGGTTTGTTCCTCGGTTACGTCCTCGTTTATTGCATCGAAAACGGAAACGCCCCAATTTTCCGGGGTGTCCTCAATAACTTTGTTTTTGAGTAATTCCGAAATGATAATTTCGGCAACTTGGTTGGCTGTTTTCCCGCTATCGGTCGCCAATTTTTTTAATAAATCGCTCTCTTTTATTCTCATATCTTTGCCGGGTACTCCCCCGGTGGGTTTTTGTTTCTGCAAATGTATAAATAATATTTGTATTACCAAAAATAAAACCTTTGAAAGTTTTATTTGTTCATGTTGGACGCTTGTAATACAGATAAAAAGCACTAATTTTGTTGCACCGCATAACCTTACAACATCGCTCTCGGTTACTGCGTATCAACCCCCGGCGTTACTTCATTGCGTCGGGGGTTTCTCTTTTAATCATGTATTCCAAATTCACAATCCCCCCATTGGTCGAAATCCGCCCCGTCATAGCTCAACGGGTAACGTTCCGGTTCCGGGCAATCCGTCCAACATTCCCGACGTGCATTATTTACGGCGACCCGTTCCGGGTTATATCCGGGTTTATTCTTTTCCCTCAATTGGGCGGCGCAACTCTTACAACAACAACGTCCCCAACCCCGGCGTAAATTCCGGGTATCGGCGTTGTATTCTTTGCCGCAATTGTCGCAATTCCTTTTTATCATTCCCATATATTAACCCTTTGTAAATCCCTTAAACGCAACATGGTAAACGTCGTATTGTTTCCCGGTAACATAGAACTCAATCATACGGTTTGGGTTTCCGACGTCGTTTATTGCAATAGTCGGGTACGGTTCCCCCGGCAATTGGTTATAATCGCTTTCAATATCCCGGAACCCCTCCGGGAAATCCGAACGGTCGGCGGAAAAATACCGGGTTAAACTTTCTTTTATCCGGTTCAACATTTCGTCCCCGTTTGGCTCAAAATACGCTTTTATCTTTTCTTGTTTTCTTAATGCAAATCGCATAGGTATTTGTTTTAATAGGTTCTTAATTCCCCGTCCATCGGTAATGGTGCGCCCGGTAAACCAACCGGAATACGGGTATAATGTAACCGGGGAACCCCGGAAAGTAAATTGTAAGGTTGTGGCGTTGACCTCCGTAACCGGATAGCCCAACGCCTCCAACCGAGTACGGGCGTAATCGACCCGCCCCGGCTGCAATTCTTGTTGTCGCTCTCTGTTACGGCTCATTGTTCGCCCTCCGTAATTACTTTGCAATACTTATAATATTGGTCGTGTCGGCTCTCAACTCGGCACATCAACCCAATATCGTTGCCATCTAATAATAGGCTCAACACATCGCCGGGATTGTGCCGGGTATAAAGCAAAAATAACCCGCCGTTTGCATTTTGGATTATCTTATACATTTCTTGACTTAATCGGTAACGCTTTGTTTTATTCATCGCTCTAAATGATTATGCCGGGGGATTGCGCCCCCGGCTTGGTTATTACTGCAAATACGCAATTGCGTTTAATCTCTCTTTTTCCTTTTTCGCATATTCAACATTTCGGGCAATCCATTGTTCGGCGGGGTTCTCGGCAATCCATTGTTTACGATAATCCGGTGTGAAATAAGCAACCATTTTTTTGTATGCCTTTTCCGGGTTCGCCAATATTTCCGCTGTATGGCTTAACCGTTTGCCGTGGTCGCCTTTGCCGATTAAATCCAAACGCCCAAAATAAAACGACCCGTCGGCGGTACACGCCACATATTCACGGGCGGACGTTCTTTTTGAAACAATCGCTTTACTATCGACGTCAATAACTTGGTACTCGTATTTCTTTCCCTTTACTTTCTTAACTAAAATGTACTTTGCCATGATTGAAAATTTATATTGTTCCGGGGAAAACGCCCCGTCGTTGTTTACTGATAATAGAAAGTGATTTTAACGCCTCGGCGCAATTTGCAAACCTCTTTGTCGCCGTAACAATTGAAAGCACGTTTTAACAAGCGATTGACTAACTTAATGTCGCCGACAATCTTTATTAAACCGGACACGCCAACCAATACATTAACCTTTTTGCCGTTTACAATTCTGTTTACCTTGATTTTGAAATTGCGGTTAATCTCTTTTGTTGTGTAATCTAATCCGTTATAAATGCTTTGAGTATTCATATTGTTTCGCTCTCTATTTTCCGGGAAAACGCCCGGTCGTTCTTGTTTGATGATGCAAATATACAACCTTTATTTTAATTACCAAAGGTTTTATCTTTTATTTTTGGCTTAAACTGCAAAAAGTTTTGTTTTTGGTTTCAAAGAAGTTATTTTCTTGGAATTTTCGATTTAAGCGGCTTTTGCAAGCGGGACGGGTAAATTATCCACTTTGAAATAAAATGCCCGGAAACGGGCTAAAAATGGCTCAATAGAAAAAGGGGTTGCAACGCCTTGTTACAACCCCCTTGTTATGTCTATTGTATATATTCCCAATTATAACCCTTATGTTTTTTCATACGCCCTTTACAACATCGAATTATCAATGTATCGTTAAACCCATCTTTTTTGGCTAAATGGATAGATTGATATGTTTTGAGGCAAATTCCGTTTTTCATCATCTTAACGGGTTTTGAATTTGGATGCAATACGCCCTCTTTACCTTGCATATTTTTTGCGTTATTTTCGCTCAATCGCTTTTTCGTAATAGGATTATTATTATTTTCCAAATATGTAACCCAACGCAAATTATCTGCATGGTTATTGGTTCGGTCGCCGTCGATATGGTCAACACATGGCTTGTTGTCCGGGTTCGGAATGAAAGCCGCCGCAACTAATCTATGTAATCGAAACGTTTTGCGCATCCCATTACATAAAGCAACGGTTTTATATCTATTCCCGGAACCACATATTTTCAAAACTAATTGTTTCTTAACGGATTTTACACGCCCGTGATTACTCACTTTATACAACCCAATATATCCGGGTACATCTTTCCAAATTTCCATTATACAACCATTTAAGTAAGCAACCAAAAAGGGAAACGGGGAAAAGTGGTTGCATCTTTTTTCATCCGGTAGCTACTCCGAACTATCCCCGTTTGCCGCAAATATAGTTATTTTTCTATTGTTATAACCTCAAACCCGGTAATTTTTGTATATGGATTTTTTGAAACAATATCAAATTCACGGTTTTTTATCCGTTTTGTTTTCCATAGGAAATTAAGAAAACGTTTATATTGTACGCTTTCTGTTATTAAAAGGCTATCCCGTGTTATAATTTTGCCCGAAAACATATTATTTATAATACATCCGTCAAAATCAACCCATTTGTCGGAATACTCAATACAACGTAATACGGTCGTAACCGTGTCGCCGGGCAAATATACGATACTATCCCGGACGTTTGCCCGTAATTCGTTTATCGTTTCCATTTGCGCCGTCGTAACCCTTTGCAAATCCCGGTTCTTTGTCTGCAACGATTTTATTAACGCCGCATCGTCCGCCCGGTATTTTTTGTATTCGGATAATTTCAACTCCAAATTCCCAACCTTTGCGGCGTTCAAACTATCTTTTGTTTGATACGTGCGGACGTCCTGCAACAACGTTTCGGTATTGTTCCGGTATTTATCCCGTTCGGCGGTCAATCGCTTAATACGGCTTTGTTGTACCCAAAAGGCGGCGGCAACCGCCATAATGATTGCCGCCAATATTATATACTTTTTCATGCGTTTGCCGTGTAAATGATTAACGAACTATCCGGCGTTTTGCAACCGTAACCGTAAAAACGTCCTCGCAATCTGCAATAATAGCGGATAACAACGGGGCAATACTAATTCCCGCTTGGTTCCCTTGATTGGCAACCAATTGTTCCAAATACTCCTTTTTGTCTTTCTTTGTCATAATGGCACAAAATTAAATGTTACTATATTCAATTGCCGCATTAAAACACGGGCATTCTTTAATATACTCCCACGGCTCAATAATGCCGTCGCCGTTCAAATCCGGGGAATAATCCCGGTGTCCCTTAATCGTTGCGTCCGGGAACATAACAACTAATCGGGATAATAACCATATTAACGCCTCCTTTTGTTCCGGGGTGCGTGTGTCGGCGGCTTTGCCGTTGGCATCCAATCCGCCAACGTAACAAATACCAATAGAACGGGAATTTTGCCCGGAAACGTGCGCCCCAATCTCGGAAAGATAACGCCCGGTTTCAATCGTCCCGTCCGGCAATACAACAAAATGATAACCGCAAATTCGCCCGCTTTGGTGTTGCTTCTTAAATCCCCGTTCTTTGTGCCAACCGTCGATAACATCAACGTTGACTTTTGCGCCCGGCTTGGTTGCGGTGCAATGTACAATCAAATCCGTAATCGTCCGGGTCGTTTTTTGCCCCTCCAAATACTTTAAAATCTCTGTTTGGTTCATTGTTCGCCCTCCTTTTCTTTATCGTTAATAATATCGTTATCGTGTTCCCGTTGGTATCTCTCAATTATCGGTTGCCAATATCCCGGCAATACCCGTGTAAATTCCAACCGGATAACGTGGTAAATAATACGCAACGCAACCTTTGTGGGATATGCTTTAATAAGGTTGCGGAATGCGTTTTGCAAATATACATACATGAAAACGTATGTAAGCGACTTAATTACTATTTTGGCGGCTTCATTATCGCCACATTGCAGCATTACCGAATAAATAACGTGTATAATGGTAACGTACAAAAGCAATTCCGCCAATGCGTTTTTAAACTTACTGAAACGAAAGTTTTTGCAATGCCTTACGCTTACCCCATCCGCCCGCATACCCGCCCAAATATTGAAAGCAAACATTATAACCAATGCGTACATAAATCCCGCCGTTGGCGTTAAATAGGCTAAAACCGGGCTTAACGACGTGGCGAATATCATACGCCATTGTTCCCATGTAAAAATCTTATCCATATCATTAAAAAGTTGTGCCGGGGGATTGCTCCCCGGCTTAGTTATTAAACATTTATATCTGTCATATCAGTAATTTTATAAGGATGTTTAATTGCCATAATTACACATCTTTGTGCAATTGCGCAATTTTCATCCGTAGAACCAACCGGGGAACCATTGGGGCCGGGTATATTCTTTCCTTGCACCCATTCAGTTGTAACACGTGTATTTTCGCCATATATCGAATTTATGCCATAACCGGATAATCTCAATAATTCAACAATACAAGTATATGCGGCTAATTGTGAGGGCAACCCCTCTTGTAAATGTCCGCCGTCGGAAGAACACAATTTCCCGTAATCTCCCAAATCATTTAAGGAAGTTGTACGGGCATTTTGCACGGCTGTACCTACTGGGAAAATGAAATCACATAATGTTTCATCTAACACCTTTTGCGAATTTTCTGCAATAGCGTTATAATGATTTATAATTTCTTCGTCTGTATATTCCGTATCGCCTACTTTTGGGCGTGATTGTGTGAGCATCCAACCAAATCTTACCGGATAATCTATTTGCCCATATATCAAATTTATTAATTGGTTTAAATATGGTTGATATGTTGCCCATGTCCATGAAGAAGTAGAACCTTGCTGCAACAATATTATATCCCAACTTTGACTTTTCAACGATTGTTGTATTGTGTAACTTCCTAAGTTTTGCCAACTAATACCGCCATTAAATAGGAAATAAGTATATGCGGGCGTTTCATTAACAAAGTTATTGTAATGTTGTTGTAGCGTTGCCCCACTCATGTATAATATTCCTATTTCAATATCTATATTCTTTTGTATATTAGGCAATATGAAAGGGATATAACTTAACGCATCTTGCGAATACGAATTACCAATTGATAATATGCGTATTTTTTTCTTACCTCCATTATCAGAGGTGGGGAAAACAACCTTTTCAACGCCTTGATATTGTTCTACGGCGGTTGCTTTATCTCCTAATTCTAATTGTGCAATTTCTTTATTAAAAGGATATGTTGTGCTTGTTTGTAAGCAAATACGCACATATTTTATACTACCATTATTATCATCAAAAGTAAATGTTGCATTACCGTAATGTTGTCCCTCTTCATAGGTTGCATTAAATTGCCCTCTGCCTAAATAGACATCATTTTCCCCATAATATGCAATAAAAATAGCATTTGCCAAACCATAAAAGAAAATGCCTTGCATAGTATATACTTCTCCATTAGTTAGATATATCTTGTTAGACATTATACCTTCTGCCTTAGGCACTACTTGACCGGAAGAAATTATGTATCCCGGTAAAAGATTATTAGGGTTAATATAATTCTTACCCGTGGGGGTATTTATAATATAATCTCCAAACAAATTATTAAATCGTGTATTATCTACATAATTAAGCATTTGTTCTACTTTTATATTTTCATATCCATTAGGGTTATTATTGTGGCTCATATTAATAATACATAATACTGCATTATCGGGTATAACCCCAGTTTTATTATTAGATATATAATTGTCCGTTGTCGGTTCCATCGAGCTAAAATAGATAAATCGTGTTGGGATTGCTCCTAATACATTTAATTGTATTACGCCATCCAACAAATTAATCCATGCGGCATCATAGGTCGCATCTTCGATATAGCCCGTAAAAGCCCCGTCGGATGCTATGTTGCAAATATGATTTGTATCAACAAATGTTTGTCGTGCTGTTATTTTATCAATACTAATCAAATCTTGTTTTAACTCGTTTATGTCTTTAAAATTTGTAGTACCTCCTATTTGCTTTACTTTTATATTTTTATAACCGTTTGGATTTGCCGCTTTGCTCATATTGACAATTGCCAATTTTGCATTTTGAGGGATTGGGATATTTTCAAAATTAGACGATACATTGCTAATGTAATTTTCCTCAATTGGGTTTATATCATTAAAAAACAATACACGTCTAAACGTCGCTCCGGTTAAATTAATATAGCCGTTGTCAATAGGGATTAATATCCATGCGGCATCATAGGTCGCATCTTCGATATAGCCCGTAAAAGCCCCGCCGGATGCTATGTTGCAAATATGATTATAATCAACGTTGGGAATGCCTATAATAGATTTATCAGGTAAAAATTTGAATCTAACTGCATCCATTGATACGTTTTTTGCAACAAATGTTCCGGTTGAATTTTCAAAAATCACAAACCCCTCTTTTAATTCATATCCTCCAAAATTTGAATATATACCCGGTTTTGACGCTATGTAATAAACGTTTTGGTCGGGGGTTCCCGGTGCGGTTTCGGGCGTTGCGACGCCCGCAAAGGTCGAATTAGCACCAATGTTGCTAATCATAGACAATAATGTATTTTGCATTATTTGCCCGGTAATTTCTTGATTACCATTTTGTTTAATAACCGCTGCAACGGCGGCTTTTAATTCTTCATAATTTCCCATATATTCAAAATAATTTATTGGTTGTCAAAATCGTTGTTAAAATCATTATTATAATCTCCTTTTGTTTCCGGCGGGATAACTCCCCGTCCGATTTTCTTAACCACGGTTGCGCATTCAAATTCACATTCAACGGATGCTAAATTGCCCTGCGTTTGCCATTTGGGTGTAATTAGAAACGTATCGCAATCGTATTTCCTGCCTTGACTGTAAACCGTTACAAAATCACTCATACGGATTAACCGCATTACGTCGCAAAGGTATTCGGGGGCTAAAAAGATAAACCGGAATGTCTTTTCCGATATTTGTTTTTCCGGAAAAAAATACCCGTCCCGCTCTTCGCCCTCTTCCTCAAACTTGTATTCCGGTTTCCCCAACTCGGTACACACATAAACCCGGTTTTTGAATTGGACGCCCTCGTAAACGATTTGTCCGCCGTCAACTTCCATATTGGCGGCGTCGCTCCATTCAACGCACAAATAACCGTCCATTCCGCCGGAAATCCATGTAAACACATCGGAATAATACCATTGTACGCCGTCATATATCCCAATCATATACCGCCCCTCCGGGAAATCTAAAGCCATCGGCAACAAACCGGGGTAAACAATAACATCATAACCGTAATTTGCAAACCGGACAATCTGCAATCCGGTTCCCAACATCGGCGTTGTTATGTCCGCCAATATCCGGGTAAATTTATAATCATACAACCAAACCGATACAATGTTATTTGAACGGGTCGGGCGTATGATTTGAAACGGCAATAGTTTATTGATAGGCGTAAACAACGGGTAAACGTCGCCATACGCATACGATTTTTTATAATCTTGGTATTGCACGCCCTCGTAAAACGGCAATACGGACAAATTATTATTCGGTGTCATACTTCAATGTTGTTTTAATGGAACGACTGCACAAATTTACGCTTAATTTATCAACTTGACCGTTGCCGATATACGTTTTTATTAGCTGCATCGGGTTTGGGTCGTCATTTGCCGGAAAACTAAACGTTTGTTTCTTCTTTCTCTCAATGCCACGGGCGTAAACCTCGGAACCGTTTATTGATACACGACGGGCGGGCAAATCATACAACCAATACGGGGATTGCAGATTGATAAACGCCAAATATCCGTTTTGCAAAAAATATTCGACCCCGTTAATAGTTTGGCGGGTAAATGGTAATATCCATTGCGACCCGGACGTTGGCGGAACGGCGGCAAACAAGGCGAACCCGTCCGAACTCATATTGCCGGGGTTTAACAACATCATATCAATATCGGACGTAAAGTTTGATATATTAATTTCCTCAATCTTTCCGGGCGTTACATACTTGCTTATTACTTGTATCGGCAACCCCTCAAATGCCGCCGTAACGTCGTCCATCCATTCAAATTGGTATCTTTCCGCCAAATCGACCTTATCAAACGAATATTCCGACGTATTGAACGCCCACGGCAACCCATTGCGCAAATTAATTTCTTTCGTCAAATCTCGGCTAATAATTGCGCCGCCGCCGTACGAACCGCCATTTTTGAAAAATTGGATATGCTCAATTTTGAATTTACCTCCGTCAATGTACCAATAACATTTGAAGCAATCCCGCAACATATTTGTAAATTGTTGCAACGTCGTTGGTGCCTTTTGTGCGGGTTGTTGATATTCCCCGTTTATAATGTTCGTTTTCTGCGAAACAAGCAACCGGAATGTCAACCCAGATATTGGATTGCTTGACCCGTACAAAAATTGGCTATATTCCGCCGTCGCTTCGTGCTTTATACCCGGCGCAATCTGATTGAGCAAAACGGAAATACAAGACGCAACGGGGAACGCATCCCGCAAAGTATATGCTTTCCGGGCTTGTTCCTCTAATATCCAATCCATCAAATAAAATCCAAACCATAACGACGCATAACGCCACGTTGACCGGGCGATTGGATAAAACGTTTGTCCGAAAATGGAATAGGGCGGCGCAAAATACTTTCCGTTGTCCGCTAATCCCCACTCGGTCGGGGTGTCTGAAAAGTTGTTTGAAATAAACGCCACGTCGATTGCGTAACCAATCGCACGCCTATAATTACGGTTATTATCAACTATATCATCGGCGGGCAATGGATATGTATTAAGGTCGTCGATTTTCTCCACGTCGCACAAATACCGGGCATATATATTATAACTTTTCATATCGGCGTGCATTGTTCCGGTTGCCCCGGAACCCTCAACGGCGGTTAAATCAAATTCCAACGTATCAAACGGTTCCTGCGTTACCTTTTGATAACGAAACATTACCGTATCGTCGGATTGTTTCCGTATTTCAACTACAGCAATACCAAACGGCAACCCCCCGTTTATTCGTTGTTGTGAAATATAGATATAATAATTAACATTCAATTCCGGGTATAATTTCCCCTCGAATACGTCCGCACTTGCACCCGTCGCCATTCGTCCGGTATAAAGCCCGGATATTACCGCCGGGGAACCGTTGGACGTAATTTGTATTTCTTTCAATATATTGCACAAAGCAAAATGATAGGTTTGTACTAATGCGTTTTGGTCGGTCGTGGCGTTTGCGTCTTGTTCCCAATTCGTACCGCCCAAAAAACAAGAAACAACACTATCCCCCGGAACGTATATTTGAATTAATGGACGCTTGTTTATCGTTATCCGTTGGATTGTCGGGGCTAATGTTATTAGATTATATTCTTTCTCCAACCCGGCTAAAACGTCGTTATATTCATCTATCGTGTCCGGTTGTACAGTAACTTTTTTATCATAATCAATAAACGTGCAATCGGTTTTCATAAATTGCCCGGAATAATACGACGTCCATGTTTTCCCGCCGTCGTTGCTTTTCTCTATCAGCAACAAAAACGTTGTGTCGAATGGCTTGTTATTAATGTAGTCGTAATCATCCCGGATAAACGACAATTTACCGGACAATTTCGCCCGGTAAAATCGTTGGTTCGTTTCTAATTCGTACTCCTTTGCCAAATCATCCTTATAATTGGGATGCACGATATACGGCGCAATATAGTTATCGGCGTCCATCGTTCCCAATCTCAACCATGCAGACCCCGCACGCCGGGACGCCAAAGAGAAATTAACCCGGACGTAATACGCATTGTTAGGTATGTCAAATTCCACATTTGCCGCCGGGGGATTGGAACCAAAATTTGATATGATATTTTTGTTTGAATCATACCAAACCCCGGCGTTTTCCGGTGCCGAACTCATAAACAATTTGCGAGGGTATATATTAGAAACGGGTATATATTCCTTTGTGTACGAATAATTGGGGCTTGTGTGGGTTCCATCGGTACCCACCGCAAAGCCATCAACAAAGAACGTGTTTACAAATCCAAATCTATAAATCGGGTTCATAATTTAATTTTTTATTTTACGTGTCAAATTCTTGTATATCTCAACAACATTGCCGTTGCCATCAACATAACGGCGACGGCGGTTTTGCTCTTTAATCTCCCTTACATCGTTTTTCAAATCCCGCAAATCCGGTGTATCGTTTTGTTGGACTGAAATATTGACGCCCTCGGTATTATAGGCATTCATATATTTTTTTGCAAAGGTTCCACGGTTCAAACTATTAATTACGTCCGGGATTATTCGGCGGAATCTCCGGGAATTGCGTTTATTGATAACGGCGAAAAACTCCCCGCCCTCGGCACGCCTCCGGGTTCCATCCGGTTTGGTTCCTAAATCCACATCGTCGCCGGATTGGTGGGAACCGCCCGCCAACATTTCAACCGTACCATCGCCGTAACTTTCCGAACCCCCGGCATTGGCGGATTTGGATAATTGGGCGGCTTTGATTTTTGAGGCGGCAAAGGAACCCCACATTATCGCAATTGCCGGGATTGCAAACGGGAACCCCAATTGCGACCAAATCAAAGCGGACGCCGTTACAAGGTTTCCAATTTGTTGTATTGTTTGGATTGCTTGTTGTGCCTTTTGCGCCTTTTGTTGCTCCTTTAGGGCTTTTTCTTGGTTCTTTTTGGCTTGGTCTAACTCCTTTTGTGCCATTGCAACGTTATTGGCGTAACCGTTCGCCCGTGCCTCTAATTCCGCATCTAATCGGCGTTGGCTTGCGTCAACTTCTTTGTCGGCGGCGGAAACGGCGGCGTCGGCGGCTTGTACCTTTGCGTCCAAAAAACTATTTAATTGCTCAATGGCAAAGGAAACGGACGTACTTATTGCCTCCTTTTGGTCGTCGTCCAAATTCAGCCCAAACAACCCGTAAATATCGTTTCCCCGTTCGTCGCCTTTGCTTTTCTTTATTTTTTGGTCGATTTTCGCAATGGTATTTTCGATTGTCTTAACCTCGGCATCCGTCATTTTAACGCCCGCCGCTTTGTTCAGTTCTAAAATCTTTTGCAACCGTGCCTTTTCTTGTGCCAACCGGAACCGGGTTTTGCGTTCCTCTGAATTACGGATTAAATCAAACTCGGACGCCTCCAGCGCTTGTGTTTGGTCAAACAGCATTAACGCCCGTTGTTGATTTAACTCGGTCGTTTGCTTCAATACCTTAGCATCATATTTGGCGTTAATATCCGCTTCGGATTGGCGGACGTCCTCGGCTAATTGTCGGTTTTGCGCCAATTCGATTGCCCGTTGTTGCTGTAATAACTGAATACGCAAATTTATTTCTTCCTGCGAACCCTCACGGGCGGCGTCTAATTGTAATTGCGTCCGGTCGGCGGCGGCTTGCATTTGGTCTATTGTAATTTGGTCGTTCAATTCGCCTAAACTCTTTGCGTATTGTTGTTGCAAAAGTAATTGTTGGTTAAGCAATTCGGCAACTTGCGTTTCAGTTAATCCCCGCTCGGTTTCTAACCGGGTGTTAATGTCCTGTATTTGCCTTTCATACTCAACCCGCAATTGTTCCCGTT